AGCGCGTGGACGGTAAGCTGGTGCAGAAGGAAGCCGTGCAGGTGCTGAAGATCAAGGCGTAAGCTGCGGCGGCAGAGGGGAGGTGGTTTTATGCTTGTGCCGCTTGAGGAGGTCAAGCAGTACCTTCGCATTGATGGAAACGACGAGGATCTGCTTCTTTCGAGTTTTGCAGAGACAGCGGAGCAGCTTTGTACGGCGCTCCTGCGCGTAAAGGATCTCTCGGAGGTGGAGAATAGTGCTGTCGTACGGATTGCGATTCTCTACGCAGTATCCTATCTCTACGAACACAGGGAGGAAGCCGACCACAGGGGGCTTGCGCTGACGCTGCGTGCGTTACTTTTTGGCGTTCGAAGGGAGGTCTTTTAAGTGCGAGTGTCCATGAGCGAGCTGAGGCATCGCATCACCATCCTTCGCCCCGTCACGGATACGGACGAGGAGGGAAATATTCTCTCCTCTCCTCTGGTGGAGGTCGGAAAGGCGTGGGCACTCGTTCTTCCCTTTGCGGCAAAAATCTCCGACGGATACGCGGAGAAAGTGCAGGAGGTGGACTACCGCATCGTTATCCGTTATCGCACGGATGTGCGTGTGACTGACATCGTGGTGTGGAATGGGAAGCGGCTCACGCTCATCGCACCGCCCTATCTGCTTGGCGGGAAGAAGCGATGGCTCGTGATGGAATGCAGGGAGTTGGTGGAAGATGGCTAGATACCGAGGTTTTGTCTCTGCCGAGAAGATCCTCTCGGAACTCGGTGCGGAGGCGACGGCTGCGGCAAAGGCAGCACTCGCGCACGGAGCGGACGATGTGGTCGCGGAGGCGAAGAACCGCTGTCCCGTCTATACGGGAACAGATAAGCGTGTAGTCAAAGGTGCGCTGCGGGATTCCATCCACAAGCGGCTGCGCCGGAAGGACGGCTCTGTTTGGAGGATCGCAGCAGATGCGGAATCTCAGGATGGCGTATTCTACGGTACACTCGTCGAATTCAGCCCGCGCATCAACAAGCCGTTTCTCTATCCCGCGCTCGACGCCAAGAAGGACGGGATACGTTCTGCCATCGTCGATGCCGTAAGGTCTGCCATTAGGAGGAGGGGGAAATGAGTATTGCCAAGATGGTGTATCAGGCACTTGTGCGCTCCAAGACACTCTCGCAGCTTCTCGCTCACGGAAAGAAGAGCATCTATCACGGGCACAGTCCCAATGCAGGGACGTATCCCGTTCTCGTTTACTCCGTTATTTCGGATGTTCCTGCGCTCTCGGCAGATGGTGCGGAACTGGAACGGCGCGTGACGGTGCGTATCCATATTCTGACGAAGGATGGACGCTTTCGGGAAATCCATAAAGCCGTAAAAAGTGTGCTCCTGCCGCTTGGTTTTGTACGGGCGCAGACGCAGGAACTTGTCGAGAAAGATATATTCGTGGAGATCACAGATTACAGAACAGCAGTGGAGGGAGAATAAAATGCCAAGTCCAACACCAACAGCAAATCCCGCAGGGAATCTTACGAGCGGGCAGTTCATCAACATCCAGAAACTTCATATCGCGAAGATGCTCACCGATGTGGCAGGAGGGGCGGCGACCTACGAAGCTCCGATCCCGCTCGGAAAACTGCTCCGCAAGGTGGACATCAAGCCACAGACGAATCAGGCGGAACTTTTCGCCGACGGTCAGTCCGTGGATACGGCATCCAATACCGCATCCTACGACCTCACGTTTGACACGGCTGCTTTGCCGCTTGAGTATGTTGCATATCTCCTTGGACACAGTATCGAGAATGGCGTAATGAAGGCGGGCAAGGATGACGTTGCGCCGTACTTTGCTGTTCTCTTCCAGTCGGATAAGAGGAACGGGAAGAAGAGATATACCAAGTTCTACAAAGTCCAATTCCTCGAACCCTCGGAGTCCGGCAACTCGAAGCAGGAGAGCATCCGGTTCGATACGCCGACGCTCACGGCAAAGGCGATCTACCGCCTCTCGGACGGGCTGTCCTACGCCAAGGCAGACGAGGAGGCGGCGGGCTTTGCCGCTGAGACGGGAACGAAGTGGTACGAGCAGGTCTGAGGGAGGACATGATGGATACACCGAAACTGCATATTGCGGGCAGGGAGATCACACCGCATCCTCCAAAGATGAAGGTATGGCGCACGTTCCTTGCCTTTTTTGATGCCGACAAACAGGACATGAATCTTGAGGACTTCTTGGATGCGCACGTCCGGCTGATCGTCCTTGGATTCGGACGGGAGGAAGTGACAAGGGAATCCGTGGAGGAGAATGTAGACGTTGCGGACATTGTTCCACTGACACGCGCACTCTTTCGATGGGTTCAGTCATTGACGTTTTCCAAATTGGTGAACCTCCCAAACGGGGAGACGGGGAAAGAGGCGTAGTTCTTTCTCCGTACCAGAATTTACTGCGCTATTACGAGCGACTGCAGTCCGCATACGGATGGACAATGCAGGAAATTGACGCACATGAGATTACGTTCCTGCTCGATCAGCTTGTGGTGACGGCGATCTGCGAAGAAAGATCGTCTGAGCGATATGTTGACGACGTGATGTAGGGAGGGAGATGGAGTGGCAAAGCGCGGACAAAAGATTGATGAACTCTATCTCGACATCGGTCTCAACATCGCACAGCTGCAGCTGGACTTTGACACAGCGGGGAAAACCGTATCGGATTCCATTGCGCGACTCAACAGCAAGGCAAACAATATTCACCTCAAACTGGATGCCGACCTTGCCAAACTCGATGGCGTAGGGACGGAACTCGACAAGATCAAGGTGCGCTATCAGGCGATCAACCGCGAGTTGGATATTCAGCGGCAAAAAGAACAGATTCTTGCTGCTGTTTTGCAGTCTGCCAAGAAGAATGACGGCGTGGATAGTGCGTCCTATCGCCGTGCGGAGAGCAATCTCCTGCGGCAGCAGCGGACGGTCGCACAGACCGAAGCCGAGGTGCGGAAACTGAATCATCGCCTCAAGGAAAGTGCGGTACTCTCCGGCACACTCGGCGGGCGCATCTCCGCAGGGATGACGGCAGCACAGGCAGGTGTCAAGAATCTCACGAGCGGATTCAATGTTCTCTCGACAAAGATGGCCGCAGTTATGGCCGTCGCGGCAACCGGCGCAGGGCTGTTCAACATCACCAAGGACGCGATGCTTGCGGGTGAGAACGTCTACAAGCTGACGCAACGACTTCACATCTCTGCGGGGGAAGCCGCTGAACTGGGGCGTATGTTTCAGCTTGCGGATACGGACATCAAGAGCGTCATACCGCTGATCGCTCGTCTTGACAAACAGGTATCCGCTGCGGGAAATTCGGGTAACGATACCACACACGCCCTATCGCGCTTCGGGATCGCACTCAAAGATCAGCAAGGGAATCTCCTGCCGCTGAATGAGCAGCTGGCACAGCTCGCCAAAGGGTACAAGACCGCAAGCGAAGCGGGCATGGAGGAAGCATATACCGCAGAAGTCCTCGGAGCGCGTGGTGCGGCTCTTATTCCGATCCTCGAACAGTATGACGATCTGATGACCATTTCCTCGCGTGTCAAGACCACGGGACTGCTCGACCCCGAACAGGCGCACGAGACGTATCTCAAGTGGCGTGCGATGGAGATGGAAGCGGGACAGCTGAAACTTGCCCTCGGTGCGGCGCTCCTTCCTGCCGCCGAAGAACTCATGCCGGAGATCAATGACGGCTTTGAATCTCTGGTTGAAACGATCCGTGACAATAAGGACGAGATCAAGGACGCTGTCCTTGGATGGGGTGAGGCACTCAAGACCGTCGCAGAATTGGCGGGTTTTGTCGGTGAGCAGATTCACAAGGTCAATGAACACGCAGAAGCGAATGCGTGGCTCGTAAAGAATCATCCTGTGGCGTCTCCGCTGATTGCAATTCCGTTCCTCGGCGGCAGCGTTCTCGATGCTCTCTACGGGGATGAATACAAGCAGCACCAAGAACAGCAGAAGATTGCCAAAGAGAAAGCGGCGGCAGAGGAGAAGGCGCGTGCCGAAGCGGAGAAGAATGCCAAGGCGCAGGAGCAGAATGCCAAAGCTGCGAAAATCCGTGCGGCGGCAGAGAAAGATGCCGCAAAGACGGTCAGTGAATCTGCAAAGGCGACAGCACAACTGACAGACAGCTTATATACACTGACGCACACAGACATCCAGAATAGTATTCACGCTCTGGATCGCGAGGCCTTCGAGTCCTTCCAGAAGGGCGCAGATCCGCATCTCATCGACGAATACCGCTTGGCAAAGGAAGCGAAAATCTACGCCGACTTCCAGCGCGACGTTGTGGACAAGGCGAATGCGCTCTACAAGACCGATCTGCAGAACAAACTGGACTCCATCGCCCGCGAAGCCGATGCCTTTCGGCAGAAGGGCTTGGACGAGGTGCAGACGCAGGCGTGGCTCAGTGAGAGCAAGGCGCGTGTGATGGAGCAGTGGGAGCGTGACGTTGCATCCAATATTGACTCCATCTGGAAAACGGAACTCGAAAATCGCCTTGCAGAGATTGAGCGCGAGAAGGATGCGTGGGTACAGAAAGGTCTGGATGAGGTCGAGGCGACACGTTGGGCAGAGAAGCAGAAACTCGATGCCAAGCGCAACGCCGCGCTGGAAGTCCTCCGCTCCCAGAAAGAGGAGCTGAAGGTATTCAAGCAGTCCGGGCAAGTCGGGCTGATGGAGTATCTTCGCAAGAAGAATAAGTTCACAGCGGAGGACTTGGGGCTGACACCGGAACTTCTCCAACAGTTCCAATCCGGGCGTAAATGGGCGATGGAGAATCTACTTCCGAATTTCGCTCCCGAGAAGCGTGAGGACAGTTCCCGCATTCGCGTCAACGGGCAGGAGTTCTCGTATGCACAGATGATGGCAGGGCTTGAACAACAGGCGCAGAGCATCCAAACTGCGGGGCAGATTGGAAGTGTTTCACAGCAGGGGAATCAGACAGCTACCTCTATGACGGATAACCGGCAGGTTCACATACAGGTGCAAATCGAGAATGCCGTTACGGAGGACAACGAGGGCATGCGTATGCTTGCCGATCATGTTGCCGACCGTATTCGCCCTGCCGTCGAGAGCGCACTTGGAGGTGATTCCAATTCATATTCACATTGGTGAGGTCAGAACGCTGAGTGTCGAGAACT